GGGTTGAGGTGCAAGGCGCTGATACCGTAGTAACCAATCAGAACTAAATAAAAATGCCCCGCCAGGCGTGCGGACACCTGACGAGGGCTGGCAAACCTAACTGAGTAGGCAATTAGGCTTGATGGATATATGATACTAGAACATTCGTTCTCTGTCAAGCCGGAAAGGAAAAAAATATGGCAGAGAAAGAGACAAAAATTGGACGCCTCAGCTCCATTAAGGAGCTCGGAGAGCTTGGTGGTGATGTCAAAGCACAAGTAGATTGGCTAACCACTCAAGTTTATGGATTTACGATGGAAGAGTTTATCCGTCAGAACTGGAGGCGTGACGATGACGCCGAATGAGGCCATCCGCCGCATTACCCAGCGAGCTATGGAGCGGCACCGGCTCTCACAAAGGGGCCTTGCCCATGAGATCGGATGCGGCGAAGGCTCTATTGCAAAGATCCTGGACGAGCAGGAGGTTCGTCTCACTCAGGAGCAGTGGTTTTATTTGATGACGTTGGGAGGGAAGCAGCTTGCGTGACTGGATGCTCGTGGGCGCATACGCCTGCATTATTGTAGCAATGGCGCTGATAATTTGGGACATATGGGATAGGAGAAGGAAGAAATGAGAACACGAGAAGAGCGCCGCCAGAGGGCCCGAGAGGTCCGGTGGATGATTGGAATAGGAGCAATGCTCTGCCTGACCTTCTGGGGCGGTATGGCATTTGCTTTTTGGGTCATGGGGGGATGAAATGGAGATCATCGAACATCCAGACATCACCGCCGCCATGCGGACGGGATATCCAGAATATGTGAACTCAGAGAATCAAGACAGCCCAGAGAATCGGGAGCAGTTTATCAATGAGAGACCCGATCTCCTTATCAGATGGCTTCGCCTTGGATACCCGGATATCTTAGAGGAATACATTGAAATGAACGGACCGGACTACCGGGAATGGCTGAATTAGGAGGAAGATATGGAGAGCTTTATTTTACGAGTTTTGGCTCTGCAATCAGAGCTGAAAGCGCCTAAAGGACAGACAAATAAATTTGGTGGCTATAAATACCGCTCTTGTGAGGATATTCTGGAAGCAGTAAAACCACTGTTGAAGAAATATGGGCTTGTCCTCACGGTCGGAGACGATTTGATGAATGTAGGCGACCGGTATTATATCTGCGCTACCGCAACACTTAGGGATACAGACAGCGAAGCAGCCATTAAAAACAGCGCATACGCTCGTGAAGCGTTTGAGAAGAAGGGAATGGATGAGGCTCAGATTACCGGAACCGCATCCAGCTATGCTAGAAAATACGCTCTGAATGGTCTGTTCTGTATTGACGATACCAAGGATGCGGACACGGACGAATATAATGAGCGGACCAGAAGAGGGAATGAATCACACCATGGGACGCTTTGCTCTGACTGTGGACAAACCATATTTGGGACTTTGAAACGAGATGGAAGCGATTGGCCTGCACAAGAGATCGTGACATACTCCACCGGAAGATTTGGGCGTCCCTTATGTCCGGCGTGCCAAAAGAAAGCTTTTTCGGCTGAAAAGGCGGCAAGTAAATGAATCTTACATTTCAAGATGCCAAGATACAGATGGACGGCGGAGTATGGCTCTGTATAAAAGTCAATGAGCCAGCTCTAGCCAGAACCTTCATCCTGGACAAGCAAAATCGTCTCTATGACTGCGAGATCAAGGAGCACCGGGAAAAGCGGAGCCTGGATGCCAATGCCTACTGCTGGGTCCTTTTGGACAAGCTGGCGGACGCTATCCGCTCCACGAAGGAGGAACTCTATCTCCAGAAGGTTCGGGAAGTTGGTCCATATAAGGACTTTTCATTGACCGAGGATGAAGCAAAGACTTTCCGAGTGGCATGGGAGAAGCTTGGCACTGGATGGCCCACAGAACAGGTAGACTATGGCCGAGACGGAGACCGGGTGGTGGTGAGGGCCTACTATGGTTCCTCTACCTATAACACAAAGCAGATGTCCAGACTCATTGACAGCATCGTGCAGGATTGCAAAGACCTTGGCATTGAGACGTTGCCGCCTGAAAAGCTTGCGGCTATGAAGGAGGAATGGGGACGTGCATCGTCAGACTAGGGCAACATCCATTCCGGTGAAGGTAAAGGCTGCTGTGGCCGAAAGAGACTGTACCCACGGCCCGGCAACCTGTATCCTCTGCGGTGCTCCTGGCGGTCCCCACTGTCATGTGGTGCGCAGATCTCAGGGCGGAATGGGGGTCGAGGAGAACATCGTCACCCTCTGTGATAAATGTCACTATGCTTTTGATGAAGGACTGTTTATGGACCGGCTTCGCCCGTTGGGATTTAACAGCCGGGAGGACATCCGTACTTATATCATCGACTACCTCAAAGGATTTTACCCTGACTGGAGCGAGGAGAAGGTGAGGTACAAAAAATGGGACTGACACAGTGTGAGCGAGTGCTGCACTATATGGAGGACTTTGGGACCATCAACCCCATGCAGGCCATTCAGGACCTTGGATGCTACCGTCTGGGGGCCCGTATCTGGGACCTGCGTCATGCTGGACATCCTATTTCCCGCCGTATGGTATCAGGAAAAAACAGGTATGGCGATAGTGTCAGCTATGCCGAATACAGATTGGAGAATAGAAATGCTTAACCATATCACTATTATGGGACGTTTGACCCGAGATCCAGAGCTCCGGCACACCCAGACCGGAACGGCTGTGGCCTCCTTCACTCTGGCGGTGGACCGGGACTTTAAGGATAAGGCTACTGGAGACTGCACTACCGATTTCATTGATGTGGTAGCTTGGCGGCAGACCGGCGAGTTTGTCAGCCGCTACTTCACAAAAGGCCGCATGGCCGTGGTAGATGGCCGCCTTCAGCTCCGTGACTGGACGGACAAGGACGGCAACAAACGCCGGAGTGCTGAGGTCATTGCAAACAATGTCTACTTCGGGGACTCCAAACGAGATCCTGGGTCCGATGCTCAATATGGAAATGATGAGCAGGAGCAGTTTTCTGAGCTTACAGATGATGATGGCAGTTTGCCCTTTTAAGGGGGCATGAAGTGTGCCGAACCGAATTATAAAAGAATCGATTTGTACAAGTGAAAGTCTTGATGGATTGAGCTGGTTTGAAGAAGTCTTTTTCTTTCGGTTGATCGTGAATTGTGATGATTATGGGCGCTTTGATGCAAGACCGGCGGTTTTGAAAGCAAGGCTTTTCCCGCTGAAGGATCGGATCACTCTGAAGGATGTGTCCAGTGCGCTGACGAAGCTGGCGGATATAGGCATCGTGAGGCTGTACGAGTGTGACAGTAAGCCGTACCTATATCTCCCAACATGGGAAGTCCACCAAACCATCCGTGCGAAGAAAAGCAAGTATCCAGCTCCTGATCTCAGCGAGAGTACATCTGAAATCATTTGCAAGCAATTGCAAGCAAATGTCTCCGTAATCCAATCCAATCCGAATCCAAAAGAAAAGACCCCTTCGGGGTCTAAAAGAAAAAGTTTTGATCCTCCCACAGTAGACGAAGTTCGGGAATATTGCGAGGGGAAGAAGAACGGAATAGACCCTGAAGCATTTGTAGACTATTACGCGGCAAGAGGCTGGAAGTACGGGCCAGGTCGTCCGGTCGTGGACTGGAAAGCCGCAGTAAGGACCTGGGAAAAGAGGAGGAAGCAATCAGATGGCGATGACTACTGGAGCAAGTGATTCGCTGCTGTTCCGACCTGATATGATGGACCCATCACAGCCGTCTGGGCTGTGGTGGTGTAAGGACGCAGAAGACATGCAGACTGTTGGAATGAACGCTGTGTGCAAAGGGATTCTGGCTGAGTGGAAAGAGCTCGAGCCGTGGATGGAGTATATCAACTCTTTCCCATACATCCTGATCGTGATACCACCGGGGCTGGAACAGGATACAGCAGCCGCAGAGCTGGAGGCAAGAGTGTCTATCCCGATCATCATCCCTACAGAAGATAGTTTTCAGGGGTATAAGAGCTTGTTTTCCCTGGTGGGAGACCGTGGTATAAGAGCTTTGGATAATCTTCTGCTGAACGGAGAAGAGGCTCCTGTCCATGGGATCATCAACCTTGCAGATGTGGATTGCCAGAAGAGGAAAAATGCAAAGCGTGTGATATCTGGACTACATGAACTAGACAGTGCGATCGGTGGGTTTTCTTCTGGGGAATTATCCGTTTGGACAGGGAAACGTGGAGAAGGTAAGAGCACACTTCTGGGGCAGATCCTGCTTGATGCAGTCAATCAGAACCATGTTGTGTGTGCCTATTCCGGTGAACTGCCCAAAGAGCAGTTTAAACTCGGGCTATTGCAGCAGGCGGCTGGATATCTCAATGTGACACGAAGAGTGGATCAGAGAAGCGGTCGGGTCCTGTTTGACGTGAATAAAGAGGTCGTTCCTTATATCGACAAATGGTGGAACGAGCGCCTTTTCTTAACAGACATCCAAAGAAAAGAGGCGCACGATGAAGCAAACATTCTAAAGATTTTTGAGTATGCCAACCGCCGATATGGAGCAGATACGTTCCTCGTAGATAACATTATGACTGCGGAGCTGAAAGATGAATCAAACCTTGGATTCTGGAGGGCTCAGTCCGCATTTACGGGGCGTCTGGTTTCGTTTGCCAAAAGACTTGACGTGCATGTGCACCTTGTGGCACACCCAAGGAAGACAGAGGGCAGACGTTTGGAGGCAGATGATGTCGGAGGTTCCAGCGACATTACAAACAGAGCTGACAATGTATTCAAGGTTGAACGAGTACCCGAGGAGAGAGAACAGGAACTTGGGTACTCCTCCCTACTCACTATTTTGAAAAATAGAGAGTTCGGAGCTAGAGCAAGGATCAAACTTGAATATAACGAGCCATCCAGAAGATTATATGAAGCTGGAGGGAGGCCGATAAAGTGCTATTCATGGGAGGAGGCGCGGAAACGTGGACAGGGTCTATGAATTAGTCATGGGCGAAATCAAAAGAAAGCGTGCTCAGAGAGATTTTATGAGGTCAGAAGGTCTTGATAGATATTCGGAAATGTATGAAGAGGTAGCAGTCGCCCTACAAACAGTTTTAGATTCGTATTCCAAATCGCTAGAGTAAGGGGTGCGGAGAAATGCTGAGTTTTATCATCAACTACCCAACGACCAAAAAAGGGAAGTCAGAATGGAACCGAAGATTTGGCCTGAACGCCTATTATGCGGGCAAGCATCCACAGAAGCGGCGGAAGGATGCCGAAGAGCTCCACATGATCGCCCGAGCAGCTATGCATAAAGCTGGGATCAGGAACAGGATGCTAGACCGACCGGTGAAGGTGAGATTTTATTGGGATGACGGCCTGGACTGCGATAATCATGCGGTTTTAGGGAAAGCGTTTCTGGACGCAATGAAAGGCTACATATTACCGGATGATAACCGGAAATGGGTCAAGATGGTGTCGCATGAGTTCTGGGATGGGGGCGCCATCAAGGTCGAGATCATGCCGGGGGGAAGGCCGTATGCATGAAAATCCATGTTGGACCTGTCAGAAAGCATGCGGAGGGTGCTCCTGGAGCCGCAGCTTCTCCCCTGTTCCGGGATGGAGGGCCAACAAAACGAAAAAACGAGGACAGGGCGGCACAAAGGGCGGCTACATAGAGAGCTACTACATAAGGTCGTGTCCGGAGTATGATCCAGAGCCAAAGCGGGATATCCCGGAAGAGAGAGGCGGTCAAAGGCTCAAATATGACATCGACAAGGTGATGTTGTTGGCTAGGGCCGGAATGACAGAGGCGGAGATCTGCCAGAGGATGGGCGGTATGCCGCTTGATACACTGAGGAGATATAAGGCCATATTGAGGAAGCGAGGAAAGCTATGCTAGAATTAGAGCAAAGGGCCCTCTCCGCCCTCCGCCCCGTCAGCCGGGAGCAGCTATCTGAGTTTAAAACTTGCGATCTGGTAGACGAACTAAGAAAGCGTGAGGGCGTAGAAACACACATCGCAGAGCCGTACCAAGATGTGACAGTCTCAGTAAACGGCCCTGCGGTGGTGCTGGTAGTTATAGATTAGACCCTGGAATATCCATACCTACCCTTGATAAATGAGTGGAAGTATTTTCCGTGGGACCCTGCGGACATGAGCCCAGCATATACAGACTGCGGGACACCGAAATAGGCGTAGGTGCCACCCTTATGAAATGAGATGTAGAGAGTCCCATTTTCATATCCGATACTGGCTATGTCCGTTGAGGAAACTGGATGCATGACCATGAAATCACCTCACTTTCCACGCAGTTAAATAATACTACACAGAATGGAGGATTTGTAGATATATGGGGAAAATCAGCCGGGAGAAGGTGGAGAAGGTCTGGAGGGGGGTGTGGAAACACTATTTACCGCCTTTGGGAGCTGGAAATATACAGTGCCGATGTACAAAATGCGGGAGAACCCCTGATGTAGAAACACCTTTCTGCGCATGGTGCGGCGATCCCATGACGGACGAGGCCGTGGAGATGGTGATAGATGGGAGGCGTTGAAAGATGGAAGTACGACCGATTGATGCAGAGAAATACATGGAATTGCTCAAAGAGCAGTATCTACATCATAAGTCTATGGGCAATAACCAAGCGGCAAAAGCATGGCAAGGCGCAATGCAGTTACTCTACGATATGCCCACCCTCGCCCCGCCGAACGAGCCGCTGACGCTGGAGGAGCTGCGGGAGATGGACGAGCCTGTATGGGTTGCCTGCAAACCCATCGAGGGCGGGAACGGGTACTGGTGTCTGTGCCAGCATGGGCATATCATCACACCGGCAGGTAGCATTTACGATGTGAAAGAAATCCCGCATTGGGTGTTCTACCGCCGCCCGCCGGAGGGAGAGGCCGATGCCTGAACATATCTTGTCCCTTAGTTATGGAAAAGACTCTATGGCCTGCTTTGGGGCGTGTGAGCTGCTCGGATGGCCCATCGACAGAGTTGTGACAGCCGATGTCTGGGCCACAGATACCATCCCTGCAGACCTGCCGCCGATGGTGGAGTTTAAGTCCAAGGCCGACAAGATCATCAAGGAGCGGTGGGGAATCGAGGTGGAGCACGTCAGGGCGAAGCGGTGTTATCAGGATGTTTTTTATATGACCTGTGAGAGCGACGGGGAACGGGGCGGGAAAATCTATGGTTGGCCCTATCAGAGAGGCCCATGGTGCAACTCGCGATTAAAACAACACGTACTGGCGCGGATTCCGAGAGATGCAATCCAGTATGTAGGTATCGCCGTAGACGAGCCGAACAGGTTCCACAGCCTGTCCGATAATAAACGATCTCCACTGGTGGAGTTAGGCTGGACGGAGGCCGATTGCCGTCGGTGGTGCGAGGAAAACGACCTTCTCTCCCCAATCTATACCACCGCAGCCCGTGGAGGCTGCTGGTTCTGCCACAACCAGGGCGTTCAGCAGCTCCGGCTCCTGCGGAGGAATTACCCGGATTTGTGGACGCTGATGCTCAAATGGGACAGCGACAGCCCGGTGACGTTCAAGGCAGACGGCCACACTGTCCACGACTTTGACAGACGCTTCCAACTGGAGGACGAGGGGATGATCTATGTGGATGATAAAATTTTCCGCTGGTCGATGCTAGATGATGAACTAAATTACCGGCTGTTTTAGCCGGAGGGAGAGGAGGACACCTGATGGATATTGAGAAGCTGATTGAGCGGCTGCGAACTGAAAGCCTGTACAAGGACAAGGCAACACTGGAAATCATGGACCTGTGCATGGATGCCGCCCACGCCCTCTCCACACTCTGGCACGAAAACGAGAGGTTGCGGGAAATGTATCAGAAAGAAAAGGCGGTTTGCCATGCTACGCGGGCCGAGCTGGATCAGGTGAATCGGGAGAATGAAACCCTAAAACATGCATTACAAAATTGGCACGAGGAGGACTGACATGGAACGGTTGACATACTTTGACGGCGGGAAATGGCGGCTCAAAATTGGCGACACAGAATATTCCGGGGCGTGGGTTGACCGCCTCGCCGCCTACGAGGAAACCGGCCTGGAGCCGGAGGAAGTCCTGCCCAAAGAATACGCTGGCGAAATTATGAAGTCGATGATTTTGTTGAAAGAATACCAAAAGCTCGGCTCCATTGACCGCCTCCGCGAACTGGCCCAGGCGGACAGGGAGGGGCGGTGTTTTATCGGCCCGTTTGTTGCAATGATTGAACAATCGCTGTCAGGTGGAGAAATGAAGCCGCAAAGAGACCAGAGATTTAATGGGCGGTATGCGGTTGTATATTTTGACCCAAAGAAATGGTCCTCCCCGCTGATTGATATTTGTGGGACACCATACAACCGAGAAGAAGCCGAAGAACGAATGAAAGTATTAAAGGCCGCACTACGGAGGGAGCAGGATGAAAAAGGAGGAAGCTCAGAATGATATTTTTCGCTGGCCTGAATTTCTTTCTGGCGGCACTGAATGTTTACTATGGGATAAACGGAACTGGTAATACCGCGCTGAATTGGGCCGCAGCAGTTTTTATTTTTGGGTTTGGCCTTATTCAAATCGCATTTTACATTGTAAGGGAGAATAAGCGATGAAAGAGTACATCGAGAGGGCGGTCGCGCTGGATGTGGTCAAGCGAACCAGCGGGGATTATGTTGCGGCGTGGTCAGAGATTGTACAACTCCCCGCCGCCGACGTTGCGGAGGTCAGGCACGGGAGATGGATTTTTGAACCAGGGAAAATCCCGTATTGTTCGGAGTGCAAAGAGTACAGCGACGATGGAGACAAGGGCGCTACTTTCTGCCCGTGGTGCGGCGTTCGCATGGACAAGGAGGACGAGCATGAGGCTGATTGATGCTGATAAATTACCGCTTGATATCATGCCAGAGGATATAGATAATGCCCCCACCATCGACGCTGTGCCTGTGGTCGGGTGCCGAGAGTGCGTGTACAAGAATACAACCGCTTGCCCAGCTTATGATGCCCCATTCATGCGCACCAGTTTGCGGATTAAGTTTTGTAGTGAGGGCCAGCGAAGGGAGGACGAGCATGACTAAGTGCTGCGCCACCTGCACATGGTACGAGGACTTCCAGGGCGTGTGCTGTAATGGAGATAGCCCATACTGTGCGGACTTCGTGAACGCAGACCAAGTTTGTGAATTTTGGGAGGAAAAGAAATGAACAAAGTTACATTCACGGTTACGGCTACTATGAACCAAAGATGGGTGAATGATTTTTGCTCTCTTCTAAAATGGATGGAACATTGCGGTTCTGTCGGCCATTCGTCATTCGTTGGATTTTACGCGGATGGGGATGGAGACTTTAGGCCGGAATTTCAAGTCAGCATCCCGTTTGAACAAAAAGACGGGATTCCTGAAAAGGAGATACTGGGAAAGCCCGAAATAATGTTTGATGCAGGTTGAGAGGTACAAAAGTGAAACAATGGAGTGAAACAATGGGAGGAGACAAGCCATGGACGAGATAATCGGAGGTGCGGAATGAGCGAAGTTATCATTACCAGTACATGGGAACATGAAGATGACCAGCAAGCCAAAGCAGACGCAGGGAAGCCTCGCCCCACGCTTACTCCTGTTAGTCTAATCGACGCTGTGACGGCGGTCCGTATGTACGGGAACGCAAAGTATCACGACCCAGAGAACTGGCGGCAGGTGGAGCCGCAACGTTACCGGGATGCACTCTACCGGCACTGGCTGGCCTATCTCAAGGGGGAGAAGTGCGATCAGGAAAGCGGCCTGCCTCACTTGTGGCATTTGGCTTGTAATGCCGCGTTTCTGATTGAGATGGAGGGCTCCATCCACGACGGGGAGGGCGGACAGCATGAGGAGGGATAGCCTTTGACCAGCCAAGGAATAGAAACATTTCTCTCCTATCTACGAGAAACCGAGCAACGATACCATATGTCCGAAGTGAACGAGCAGGAAGCAAATAATGAGACTCAGGATATCCTACATAGCTTGGAGCTTCAGGATCATGACTATCACGACTTTGCTCGTCTATCGAAGGAGCTGAGAGGAGTTCGCCAGAAAAGACGGGCTGCAAAAGACACTATGAGTGAGACGGCCCCGGTGCTTGATTGGATAGACCAAAACCGCCCAACAATCAAAAGCCTTGAACGACTCCTGGGTGATGTGCGGAAAGCTGAGAAGAGCACTGCCAATCGAATCTATACTCCCAGGGCGAGGAGGGATAGCCCTTGAACGAGTTCCCGGAGAGGCTGAGGAGGCTGAGGGAGAGAAATGGGTTGAAAATGTGCGCTTTATCTGAGTGCTGCGACCTAGATAGAAATGCAATCGGAAGATTGGAGCGAGGAGAAATAGAGCCATCCAGGAAAGCATTAGAAGGACTGTCTGACCGGTTTGATGTTTCGGTTGATTACTTATTGGGGCGCACGGACTGGCCGAATAGCCCACCGAAAAGCCAAAAACTTTTATCATCTCATAAAAAATTTTGATAGATTCACACATTTGTGAAAAATATGACTTGTACATGCGACAATGGGAGCATGGGGGCATACCCTGTGCTCCCGATCTCTTTCTCCTTCCTACACCCGGCAGTCGGCCTCCTGCTGCCGGGAATATATGCCTCTCCTCGCCGCATGAGGCGGGCGGTGGCACCAGCTCCGCAAGGAGACAGGCCCGCGGAAAGCCTGACCAAACCCGCAGCATACCCCGAAAGGGGTATATATGCCGTGCCGCAGTCGCATGAGACGGGGGCGGGATCAAAAGTTTTTATATGAGGTGGTGAGCATGGCTGCACGGCTGACGGATAAGCAGAAGAAGAAAATCATTGCTGACTATGTGCAGCTGGGCAGTTATAACGCTGTTTCGAAGATCAACGGTGTATCCGCTACCACGGTCAAGAACATTGTTTTGAAAAGTGCGGATTTTGTGGAAAAGTGTGAACAGAAAAAAGACGAGAACACCGCCGATATTCTGGCCTACATGGAGAGCCGACGAAAGCAAGTTTGCGACATTATAGAGATTGGGCTTGCTGTGCTCCCAGAAAAAATCCAGACGGCAAAAACAGCTTCTGAAGTTACGACAGCTTTAGGCACACTAATTGATAAATTCACGGCGAATACAGAGCCAAAGCAGGATATCCACCCACTTTTGCGTGACATGTACGAATCGAGGAAACAATGAGCCTTTCCACAAAGCAAATAGATTTTCTGAATCGCCCATTTGACCGCACTCTGGATGTGGCGGAGGGAACGCCAAGAAGCGGCAAGACCACGGCCTGCATCCTGCGGTTCTATGACTTCTTGAACACCTCCAAGGACAGCAATTTCCTGGTGGTCGGTGCTTCACAGCAGCAGGCATTTCGGTTGGTCATGGATGGTGATGGAAATGGCCTGATCCACTTGTTTGGAAGGCAAGCGAACTTGAAGCATGATGACCATGGGGACCACCTGGAGGCTCTGACCTGTTCCGGCGTAAAGAAGATTTATTACAAGGGCGGAGCCAAGGCGGACAGCGACAAGGCTATACGTGGACTCTCCCTGGGTGGAGTGTACTTCTGCGAAATCGATATTCTCCACATGAACATGATACAGGAGTGTTTCCGAAGGACATATGCCGCGCATATCCGATGGCACCTGGCTGACCTGAACCCACCCGCGCCCATGCATCCAGTTATTACAGACGTGTTCGATGTGCAGGACACTCGCTGGACGCATTGGACGGTGGATGACAACCCGATTATCACACCGGAGCGAAAGGAAGAGTTACGCCGGACGCTGGAGAGAAATCCATATCTCTATCAGCGGGACTGGCTGGGAGAACGGTGTATCCCCCAGGGTGTGATTTACTCTATGTTCGACCCAAAGAAGCACATCTTGCCCCGGCTGCCGGATGATGCCCACCCTATTGAGATGTACTTTTCCGGAGACGGTGGTCTGACGGACGCCACAAGTGTGTCATGCAACTTGGTTTGCCGAACAAAGAAGGGACTGGCTCTGTATCGTGTAGCGGGATGGTATTATGACGGCGGCAACAAGGCCATGAGCGTGCAGGCAAGAGAGCTCGCCGGTAAGTTCGCTCCATATTGCCGTGATCGCTGGAATATGCGAGAGGACGCATGGTATATCGACCCAGCATGTAAGGCGCTGCGCAAGGAGTTGGAACTATACGGGATCGACGCACTCAATGCAGACAACAATGGTCACGATGTTAGAGGCGGTCGAAAGGGAATCCAGGTAGGAATTGAGTACGCCCAAAACATGATCCAGGATGGACGATTTTTCTTAGTGGAAAATGAAGAATATGGACATTTGGATTTTCTGAAGGAAATCGGGATGTACTGTGTAGATGAACATGGGAATCCGGTAGACGCCTACAATCACGCAATGGACGAGCTTCGGTACTCCATAAACCACTTTGTTAAGCAGTATATGTACTAAGGAGGTGTGACCTACGGGATTTGTAAAAAACATTCTTCTCTACCTAGCTCAGAAGGTAGGGTTAGAGTTGCAGGACAAGCCCATATATCGGGATGATTACAGCGATATGGGGAATATCTCCGTGACGGCAGTTATTGCAAACAAGGTGGCAACATTAGCCATGCAGGACAGCACCATCACCATTGAGGGAGAGAGCGCACGAGCGAAATTTCTGCAAGGTTTTCTAGACTACTACCTGGGCGACCGAATGGATGTAGCGGCAGAGGTGGCCCTGGGAACTGGAGACTGCATCGTGAAGCCATATACCGATGGAAAGCGCTTGGGCGTAGATATCGTGAAAAATGGGGACTTTGCTGTATGCGAGTCCATTGGAAACGATATTCTTTCCTGTATTTTGAAGGTCGGAGAGATCAAAAACGAGTCCGGCCTATATCAGCGGTACGAGATTCAGATGGTCAAAGAGGCGCAGACTGAGAGCGGACAGGAGACCAGCGCGCTCATCATTCGGAATGTAGCCTTTAAGGGTTCGAGCGAGATCAGACTAGAGCAAGTACCAGCTTGGAGGGACATTCCAGAGGAACAGATCATTCCAAACGTGGACCGCCCACTGTTTGGCCGGTATAAGTCGCCCGCAGTCAACCGAGCAGACGTGAACGGCGTAAATGGTGTGAAGATCACAGCTGGTGTGGATGGTCCTATGGCAAAAGCCGTGGAGGCGTATGAGCGATTTAACCGGGAGTACAGCGCCAAGGAGACAATGATCTTTGCGGACAAGACCCTGTTGACAAAGGACGAAAACGGAAATGTTGTGTTTCCGCAGGAAAAGCGGCGTTTTCTCCAAATGATGCGGGGAGTTGGAGACAATACAAATCCTGGGAAGCTGATTCAGGAATTTTCTCCCGAGATACGTGGAACCGACTTGGAGGTTGGGATCACAGTCAATAACAAAATGGTCGAGCTTCTGTGCGGCCTCTCTCCCGGAATCTTGACTCCGCCTACTACGTCCTATGCTACAGCCACGGAAATGAGGGCGGCTCTCAATTCCACCTTCGCAGTCATCACTAAGTTTCGCCGGGCGCTGGAACGGGGGACGGATGACCTGCTCCGGGCGGTAGATGTGATCGCGAACTATAATAATTTGGCTCCAATCGGGGATTGGGATACACAATACGATTGGTCCGCTTCTTATATCGAGCAGCTGAACGAGCACTTCAATCAGCTGACGGTGGCCGAGGGAATTGGTGCCGTGGATAAGGCGGAGGTCCGAGCTTGGATGATGGATGAGGACTACGAGACCGCAAAGGCCAGAGTAGAGGAGATCGAAGAGGAGACTGGACGCCAGTACATGGAGGAGGCGGCTGTTCAGCCGGTGATAAATGAGCCGACTGCTGAATGAATCTTGGCTGGAGGGCCTGCCGGACAACATTGTTTCAAACCTTGAAGCATTAAACAACTATGTGGTCCAGAGAATTTGTGAGCGAATCAAAAAGATTGGAGACATAGGGGCAGCAGATGCCAATCGGCTGAAAACCGCCATTGAGTATGCGGGGGCGGACCTCAAGGCAATTGAGAAAGAGGTGGCTCGCATTATGGGCATGAATCAGCAGGAAGTGGAAAGGCTGTTCGAGGAGGTGGCGGAAGAAAATGTGGAGTTTTCCAATACATACTACAGGGCCAAAAATATGGACACGCTCCAGAGCTACACATCCCGGTCGGCGCTGTCCTCCTTTGTAGAGGCCGCAATGCGTCAGGCCATGGACGGGACTTCCAATATCTCAAACACTTATATGGTCGGATTTAAGCGTGGGAAACAGACTGTCCCATTGCGAGAATACTATATATCCACCATTGACCGGGCAATCACTTATGTACAGACCGGAGTAGTTGATTATCAGAGCGCCATGCGCTCAACAGTCAAGGAGATGGCCAGAAGCGGACTGCGCCGGGTGACCTGGGAAAGCGGATACTCCCGCCGCCTGGATTCCTCCGCCCGCATGAATATCCTGGAGGGTGTTCGGCGTCTCAACAGTCAAATGATGGAGGAGACCGGACGAGAGTTTGGAGCCGATGGTGTGGAAATTTCCGCCCACGGCCTCTGCGCCCCCGACCACCGCCACATCCAGGGACGGCAGTTCTCCAACGAAGAGTGGGAGAGCATCAACCGCAGCCTCGACCGCCCTTTGGGGACGCTGAATTGCCAGCACTTCGCAACACCTATCGTTTTGGGGGTGTCCAAGCCAGTCTATAGCCGCAAAGAGCTGACGGATATCAATAGACGCTCCTCTGAGCGGATCGAGTACAAGGGCCAGAAGATGAGCCGATACGAGGCCAGCCAGAGACAAAGGCAGATGGAGACTGCTATCCGCTATGCAAAGGACGAAAGGGACGCCATGATAGCCGCAGGGGACAAGCTGGGGGCTACACAGGCCCGAAAGAAATCAGCGGAATTGAGCGCAGAGTACAAGCGTTTTTGCGAACAGGCGGGGCTTACGCCAAGACCGGAAAGGACAAGGTCCATGACGGGACCAACGGTGCAGAGAGTTTGATGGTTAATATGAGAAAAACCATCAACTACCGATAAATACTCGGCGACTGATGGCTCATTCTCAATTAGATTTCTGCACACTTAGCGATATCTGCGCGGATAAGGCTCTTGATATATCCGGCTTTGCTGGGAACACTGTTCAACCTCTGAATAATGTCTTGTTCCGTGGTTTCCACCAACCGGACCGTCAATATCTTTGTGTGCGCCTTGTGATAACGGTCCTGCGGAGTTTCTTTCCGTTCTTTAATGGGTATCGGCCCCTTTCAAAAGGTTGGGGCCGGTTCCCCGGCCCCGTGGTGATTACTGCTGGGAACCTGTGATATAGGCATCAATCAGCTTCTCCAGCTCGGCGGCGGTGTAGGTCTTATCCGGGTCTTGCTTCAAAATTCGGAGTAAGTCATACGCCATAGCCTTTTGAACATCCTTGCGCTCGTTTTCAGTAGGCATTTAATTTTCCCCCTTTCTGATTATAGTATAGCATAGGTATATACCTATGTCAAGGGAAATTTCAGATTATTTTGATAAAACCCGCACCCGCGGATTTTATACAACTTCCCTCTTAGCGTGGAGGTTTAACTACGCTCGTTCCCCATATCGGTGTGGGCGCACCGGATTTATAAATCAAAGTCCTTTAGGGAACGGAAAGGAACAACATGGATTTTACCAGCATTTTCAACGGAGAGGCTTTGACCCTGGCACAGTTCAACGAAAAGACAAAGGGAATGAAACTTGCAGATTTGTCCACAGGTGAATATGTGGCAAAGGGAAAGGACAAGGAACAAAAGGAGGAAATCGAGTTCTTAAAGCGACAATTGGCCGAAAAGGACGAGACAATCTCCAACCTGGAAAAGGCTAAAGGTGACTCCGCTGCTGTCCAGGCCGAGCTTGAGAAGTACAAGCAGGCCGAAGCCGAGCGGGCCAAGCAGGAGAAAGAAGCGCAGATGGACGCGATCCTCACACAGACCGCAGAGAGCGCCCTGGAGGGCCGGGAGTTTGTCAACGAGTACACCCGCGCTCACTTCCTGGGAGAGCTGAAGAAAGCGATCCAAGACCCTGCCAACAAGGGTAAAAAGCCCGCCGACCTGTTTGCCGACATGACCAAAGACGTGGATGGCATTTTCCGAAACCCACAGCATGAACCGCTGAAAATTGCCGGAGTGACCAAGAGCGACACAAGCGGCAACATGACCAAGGACCAAATCATGAGCATTAAAGATGCCTCAGAGCGTCAGGCCGCTATCGCCGAACACCTAGATCTATTTAGAAAGGATTGATAAACACCATGGCAGCAAAAGATAATTTGACCAAAACCGCTGACATCCAGTCCACCGCGCGCGTCATTGATTTCGTGACCCGTTTCGCCCGGAACTGGGAGCACCTGCGGGAGATCCTGGGCATCATGCGCCCTATCCGCAAAGAGCCGGGCGCGATCCTGAAGAGCAAGACTGCCTCTGTTACCCTTCAGAGCGGGAACGTTGGAGAGGGCGAGGAGATCCCATACTCCAAGGCTACGGTCATTGAGACCCCCTATGAGGAAATGACTGTGGAGAAGTATGCCAAGGCTGTGTCTATTGAGGCCATCAAGACCTATGGATATGACGTGGCCGTTGGCATGACTGATGATGCGTTTCTGTATGAGCTTCAGGACAACGTGACCAGACGCTTCTACGCCTACTTGAACACCGGCAAACTTGCCAGCTCTGAGACCACTTGGCAGAGAGCTCTTGCTATGGCTAAAGGTCTTGTGATCAACAAGTTTAAGCAGATCCACCGGACCGTCACCAATGTAGTGGGATTTGCTAATGTGCTGGACCTCTACGACTATCTGGGCGACGCCAATATCACCGTCCAGACAGCTTTCGGCTTCCAGTATGTGCAGAACTTCATGGGCTTCTCCACCGTGTTCCTGCTGTCTGACGAGGAGATCCCCCGTGGCCGAGTGATTGCAACCCCTGTGGAGAACATCGTTCTCTACTATGTGGACCCGTCTACCAGTGACTTTGCAAGGGCTGGTCTGGTCTATACCACGGACGGAGAAACGAACCTGATTGGTTTCCATGTGGAGGGGAATTACCACACCGCCGTGTCTGAAAGCTTTGCCATCATGGGCATGACCCTGTTTGCGGAGTATTTGGATGGTATTGCGGTCATCGATGTGGACACCACGCCCACCCTTGGGACGCTGACGGTTCAGAGTGCGGCGGGAACCGATTCCGGCGACACCAAACTGACTGTTACCCCGGCGAAGGAGACGGCGACCAATGTCTATAAATACAAAACCGATCCCTCTACGGCTCCGGTAGTTACTTACGGTCAGAGCGTACGCAACTGGACTACCTGGGATGGTGTGTCTGACATCACCGCCACCACTGGACACAAGATCACCGTGGTCGAGGCGGACAGCACCTATAAGGCGCAGAACTCCGGGAACACCACTGTGGCCTCTAAGACCTAATGTGAAGGGGGAAGGCATGATGTGTGGCTATATCACCTATGACCAATATAAGGCGCTTGGGGGGGAAGCTAATGCATCCGCCTTCCCCCGCCTTGAAATTTTGGCAAGGAAAAAGCTGGATTACTGGACACAAGGAAGGATCAAAGAATCAGATGATGATATCCGTCTTTGTATGTTTCTTATCATTGACGCCATGAAGAAGGTTGAGAGTGGATATGTCAATGTAGCAAGTACCAACAACGATGGTCTGACTGTCAGCTATGCTTCCGCTCGTACAGAGGAGCAAATGATGGGCTCTGTATATGACCAAATCGTGGAGATACTTCCCGTTGAGCTGGTCAGTTTGGAGGTTTGGACATGACCCCCCTATTTCGTGAGACTGTGACTATCCTGAATCGCCGGGTGGCGGAGGATGGAGACGGCCTGGATGTCTGGAAGAAAACCGTACTGACCGGCTGTGTGTTTGTCCGTACCACCGTTAGGAGTGTTTCAGGTGCCGATGTATCTATAGGGCAGACGGTGACCGTCCGCATTCCGGAATCGCCGAATTATCATCCGTACCAGGAGTGGAAAGGAAACATGAAGGGATTCACGGCCTCTGTCGGTGACATCGTGGTACATGGGAAGGTGACGGAGGACGTAAACCCGGACAATATACGGGAATTGATTGGAAAATACGAGTTTATGACCGTCCGCTCCGTCCGGGACAACACAGGGCTGCCATTGGGACACATCCATCTGGAGGGCGTATGAAGATCAGTGTTGAGGTTTTTAATCCGAAGAAAACCTTCAAGCGCATTTTTTCGGATGAAGTCAGGAAATATGCCCATACCCGACTGCATGCCTATTGCTCTCCCTACGTCCCAATGGACAGTGGTGCGCTGGACCAGACGGTAGACATCACTCCTAACTATGTTCACTATAAATCTCCATATGCTCATTTTCAATGGGATGGCAAGGTGTTTGTGGATGAAAGAGGCAGCACTTACGCAAAACGGAATACCAGCAAACACGCTACGGATAGACATCTAAAATACTCTCCAGACAAACACCCACTTGCGACCTCTCACTGGGAACGGGCTGCCATGAAAGCCAAAGGCGGCCAACTGGCGGAGGATATCGAACAGTACATCAAGAGGAAGTGACTTTATGGCGAACAAAAACAAGGAGATCTTAGAATTTCTGGAGCAATGCCCCGCCGTGAAGTCTTTTCTCTACTTTAACAGTTCAACGGACAAAGCTGGGCGCGTCAGTGTCGAAACCGTGTACAGTGATGTATGGGAAAAGAGATTTGTGCGTAACTCTGGGATCAAGGTCTATGAGTTTGCTGTTGTGCAAATGCTGCCGCAGGATCAGGGTACAAGCGACACGAACGCAGAGCAGGCACAGTCCGTCCAAGACTTTATGGACTGGATCGATGATCAGAACAGAGTCAGAAATTTCCCCAAATTTCAAGGATGTCAAGTTTTAAGTATTGAAAATCTACAAAACATGCCGAATCTGGCGGGCGTAAACGAGGCGGGAACGGTTGCCAAGTATATGTTCCAGGTCAGAGTTAGGTATTACACAAAAGGAGTGAAAGAATCATGAAAGTATCTGAGCTGATGGCTGGATATACTCCCGATGATGAATTTGAAGGGTTTGCCACAAATGACGACTGGGTCCTTGCGGTTGGTATTGGAGAGACCACAAGTGAAAAAGACTACACCGTGGTACAGCAGGGTATTGCGGGACTTGACCCGCAGATGAACCCCGTGACTCAGGACAAGCAGTACATTCGAACCGGCCTCTCTACTTCCAAAACCGGGACCCAGCGCACCTTCGCGATCACCGGAGATCGATATATCGGAGATGCGTTCCAAGATTACTGCTTCGGTATCAATATTGCCCACGGAGTCGGACAGAAAGTAGTCGTTCCCTATATTTATTTCTCCATTCTGACAGGCAAGGGAGAAAAGGGTACGGTTTCTATTATCGTCAATTCTGACGGCGGCGGAAACGCTGGCGAAAATTCTTCTATTTCCATCGACTTGCGGAGCGTTGGGACCGCACCTACTGAGTACACCTATTCTGCCGTATAAGGAGAGAGCGAAATGAACTATAAAGTTTCTATTCTCGGAAAGAATTACGATCTTCCTGCGCGGACGTTGGCCGTAGATGAAAAAATCGAAGCTGTGGCAAAAATCGACCAGGAATACCGCAATGGGGAGATCACCCGGCGGGAAGCCGTTCAGAGGCTGCATATGTTCGTTGATGATCTGGCCCCTGGCTCTCTCCCTGATGTGGAAGATGTGGACACCAACGATCTGATGAGGGCTTGTGAGGATATCATCACAGCATATGACGCTCCGGCGCGAAAGGCCAGGATTGAAGCAAAGATGGCCGAAGCGCGGGAGGCTCTGAATCGGCCCGAGTTACAGAAGCTTCTCGCTTTGTACAATTTGAAGAAATGAGCCTGTATAGGGAGCCGCCGGAAAGCGTTACGGTCCAAGGAAAGGAATATCCAGTAGATACGGATTTTCGCCGTTGGATCGAGTTCCAGGGGATGCTCGTGGCTAAAGAGGATGACACAACGAAAGCGGAACGGCTCTGTGGATTTATGAAATCCCTGGGCCTTCCGCCCTCTCAAGAGTCCCTGGAGGCCATGATGGAATTTTATTCAGCAGCATCACAGGAAAAGCCAGGAGCAGGCAAAGCACGGCCCCAGGCATTTGATTTTGAACAGGACAGCGAGTTCATTTTCTCCGCTTTCTGGGAGTGCTATGGGATCGACCTTAGTATAGTCAAATTGCATTGGTGGAGATTTAAGGCGTTGTTCAAGTCCTTGCCACAGGACTGTGAGATATGCCGCATCATGGGATATCGGACAGCTGACATGAAAGATGTCCCAAAGCATCAAAAACAATTTTATCGGGAGATGAAAGCGCGGTATGCCTTAAATGGCGGGAATCCCGCATACAGAACCGAACAGGACATGAAGGACTATGTTAAAAGACGATACGAAGAAGCGCAAATTCGTATGTCCCTACTGCGGGGTGGTGGACAGTCGGGTGATGCTGGGTCCAAAAGCTAAATCAATTGACATTTGGATGAAGTGCAAAATCTGCAAAAAAATATTTGAGTTAAAAGTGCCGTAGTGCCATAGCCCCTGGAGGTGGCATAGTTGGCGAATGACGGCACTGTAAAAATCGGAACCGATATTGATGACAAAGGGTTTAAGTCTGGCCTCTCTAAACTGGGCGGTGTTGCAAAAACAGCGGTAAAGGGCACTGTAACAGCTATTGCAGGCGTTACTGCAGCCGCAACAGGTGCCGTTGCTGGTCTACTTTCGCTAGAATCAGCTACCGAAGAATATCGGATTGCACAAGGCAAACTGAACACAGCTTTTGAAGCAGCCGGTTATGGTCCAGAGACTGCTTCCAAAGCATACAGTGACTTCTATAAAATATTGGGGGATACAGATACAGCCACTGAAGCGTCCCAACTTTTGGCGAAGCTGGCGGAGAATGAAGAGGATGTATCCACATGGACCAATATCGCCGCCGGCGTATTTGGCACCTTTGGCGACTCTCTTCCAATCGAGGGCTTGATTGAGAGCGCCAACGAGACAGCGAAGGTCGGTCAGGTAACCGGTGTCTTGGCTGATGCACTTAACTGGGCCGGTATCTCCGAGGATGAATTTAATGAAAAGCTGGCCGCCTGTACATCGGAGAGCGAGCGCAACCAGCTTATTATGGATACCCTGTCCGGGACCTATGACGAAGCGAGCGAAGCCTTTTACCGGAACAATGAGGCGCTGATCCAGGCCCGGGAGAACCAGATCCTGCTCGATGATACGCTGGCCCAGCTGGGGGAGACCGTATCCAGGGTAAAAAACAATCTGTTGGCGGAGTTCCTTCCCTCCATTGCCAGCGTCGTTACAGCCTTTAACGACCTAGTGAATGGGGTGGATGGAGCGGACGAGGCTCTTTCTAGTGCTATTGGTAATATGGTCTCGGCACTAGGAGAGAAGCTTCCAGAGTTTTTATCCTTTGGCGTTGATGTTCTCCAAGCAATTCTCCAGGGCATAATTGACAACCTTCCAATATTGCTGGATGGCATGGTCCAGATTGTCCAAGAAATTGGAGCATCGCTACTTGAATTAGCTCCATCCCTTGTTGATGCTGGGCTGCAATTACTCACGTATATTGCAGAAGGAATAGAGCAAGGCATTCCTGAACTATCGGAAAGAATACCTGAAATTATTACCGGATTTCTGGAATACATGCAAGAGGTCTTTCCGGAGTTCCTGGATGTCGGGATAGAGATACTGAAAAATATAGCGGAAGGGGTTCAAGATGGACTTCCTGATTTGGTAGAACAAATACCAAACATCATCACATCTTTCTTGAATATTCTATCCGAAAATTTTCCCCAAATAGCAAATGCGGGAGTAAATATTATATATAAATTAGCTGATGGAATTATCCAGTCAATTCCAAGCCTATTGGAGAATCTTCCTCAGATTATTTCCGCAATTGTTGACTTTATAGTGGACAATCTTCCATCCATTGTAAGCGTTGGAATGGATTTGATTTTCGCCCTGGTAAGCGGATTAATTCAAGCCATCCCATCTATTGTTCTTGCTATACCAGATATCATTGAAGCCATTATCGACGGGCTTTCTCAACTTCCTGGCATGCTTTTCGATATTGGTGTCAATATCATCCAAGGTTTGATAGACGGATTCCTCTCCATGGTCGGGAATGTGGTAGATGCCATCGGCTCTGTTATCGATGCGATTTTTGGGACCGCAGAAAAAGAGGCAGAAGTACACTCCCCATCTAAGCGAGGAGAGCGGCTGGGTAAAAATATAGATCAGGGCCTAGCTAATGGACTGGAGGGCAACATATCGGCGGTTAAAAACGCCGTATCCAACTTAGATGTGCTCAGTGAATTAGAAAAGTCTATGCCAAATTTTGAACGGCGTATCACTTTGATAAACGATGGAATGGTCCCCGCCTCCGTCTCAGCATCGGTTCCCCGGTCCCAGAGCGAACAGACCGAAAGCGGCTCGAGCCGGGCTGGCGGCGGGGAGCAGAGAGTCAAGTTGGATATCGGGTTTTATCCCAGGGAGGCGGCGAAGTTCCTGAGACCGTATATGAGAGGCGAAGATAAGCGCACAGGAGAAGATCTGGTGGAGTGAGACAATAATGAGCTATATCTTTACATTGGATGGGACTGGGTACAACGTTGGAGTAGAATCCATTTCCAGAAAAGCAAGAATTGCGGACGGCCAAAATTCAGATGATGCACTCTCAGGATACCATTGGCGCGATTTACAAGGGACATTTTACGACTATAAAATCGTCATTTCTGCGGATGGAATGAGTAGGGAGGAATATGATTCTTTCTACGAAGTTCTTACGGCCCCTGTTGACAGCCATGTGGTAGTGGTCCCATACGGACAAACCACATTATCGTATGAGGCATATATCGAAATAGTAGAAGATGAAGTGGAGTATATGGATGATGGAACATGCTGGGGAGGGCTGACCGTCACATTTTACGCCAGAGAGCCAAAGAGGGTGCCAACATGAATCAGATTCTCTACAACGGAAAGCTATATTCGTCAAAGGACATCTTTTCCGGTAATGTTGGGATCTCCATGTCTCTAAGATCCTCTTCTTTGGAAGCTAATACCCTTTCCGCAGAGGTAAGGGATTCTGGAAATACATTTTCTAATTTTGCCAGAAACACTCCTCTTAAATGGCTGTATGATGGGTTGCAAAAAGGGATTTTTTACCTTCAAGAGGTAGAGCGGATAGGCCCTGCACGTTACAGCATGTACGCAACCTCGGCCATCGGAATCCTGACTGAAGGAATCCACTACGGGGGGATCTACAACGGGCAGACGGCTCAAACGGTAATCTCTGACATCTGTGGAACCATTCCTTTTTCGATCCAGAACAAATATAAGGATATCAAACTTTACGGGTGGCTCCCGGTATCTACACCAAGAGACAATCTGGTTCAAGTGCTTATAGCAATAGGTGCCTGGGTAAAAACGGATCTAAATGGGGTTTTGCGGATTGAAGGACTTTGGGACGGAATATCAGAGAACATCAATCAAGATTATCTCCTTAAAGGTTCAAAGATTTCGAAAACAGCAAAAATTACCCAGGTAGTGGTTACTGAGCATCAATATGTAGAGGGAGGAGAACAGACAAGTCTATTTGAAGGTGTCACAGCACAAGGAGATATTATTACATTTAGAGATCCCATGTATAGTTTATCGGCTCAAGGCTTCTCGATCCTCGAAAGAGGGAGCAACTATGCGAAATTATCAGGTGGGTCTGGAAAGCTTACAGGTCGAGCATACATCCATAATACACGAGAGATCGTGCGAGATGTAGCGGCGGCAGAAGAAGAGAATGTTAAGAGGGTAAAAAATGCGACCCTGGTATCACTTGTGAACTCTGCTTCAGTTGCAGACCGACTTGTAAACTACTTCAAATGGACGGAGACAATAGATTCCCCCGTAATATATCAAGGAGAAAGTTGCGGGGATTGTGTTACTGCATGGCATCCATACGAAAAAAAGAATGTCTCCGCTTGCCTGGAGTCTGCGGATATTGATTTTTCAAACACACTAAAGGCAACGGAAAAACTTCTGATTGGTTTTGCTCCTCCCCAATTCGAACAGAATCAAACATACGATAAACACGAAATTCTCACAGGCTCTGGGACCTGGACCGTCCCGGAAGGCACTACCTCGGTAAGAGCTGTATTGATTGGTGCGGGTGGTGCTGGGTTTGATGGGAGCCCAGGTGGAGATTCGACCGAGACCTGGGAGGACGAAGAGATCAAGACGACCAGGATCAACCTGACTGCCCCCACCACCTCGGCAAGCGACTCCAGCAATGTGAGCAACAGAGGAGCGGGAACGCCCGGGAACGGAGGAGCAGGAG